ACAGATGCCTTGATCAGATAATAAGACCAGGCTTCCGCATACTGATGAATCTTCTGAAGACCTTCCTGAGCTATATGCTGATAGTTAAGGTCGTTACGAGCAAGCCAGTAAGCAAAATTGACAATACCAACTCCAAGCGGTCTTCTCGACATTGTCGATCTTTTTGCTGCCGCGACCGGATAATCCTGATAATCGAGGAGCTCGTCCAATGCACGGACGATAAGAGAGCAAGGACGTTCAAAATCAATAGGGTCACGAATCTTTCCCCAGTTGATGGCGGCTAGTGTGCATAAAGATATCTCTCCGTTTTCATCATCAAGGTTATTTAGAGGCTTGGTCGGAAGATCGATCTCGCAGCAAAGATTTGACTGCTTGATTGGAGCCTTGAACTTATCAAAAGCACCGTGATCGTTCGCGTGATCAACGTTCATCAGATAGATACGTCCAGTATCCTTTCGCTCTTGAACAAAAGCTGAGAACAGATCAATCGCCGCTACGGTCTTTTTCCTGATATTCGGATTGTTTTCCGCTTCAATATACAGTTCGCGGAAACGATCGTTATCAACAAAGAATGCGTCGTAAAGATCAGGAACATCATTAGGGCTGAACAGAGTGATGTTTCCACCAGTCAGAAGTCGCTCATACATCACCTTGTTGAACTGAATACCATAATCAAGATTACGTATACGGTTTTCTTCAGTTCCCTTGTTGTTCTTCAGAACAAGCAGGTCTTCAACCTCTAGATGCCATACAGGATAATAGAGGGTTGCTGCTCCACCACGTACACCGCCCTGTGAACATGACTTGACTGCTGCTTGGAAAAGCTTGTAGAAAGGAATGACCCCAGTATGAGAAGCATCGCCGTTCCGAATAGCGCTCCCAATAGCACGAATCCTACCTGCGCCAATACCGATACCGGCTTTCTGCGAGACATACTTGACAATCGAGCTCGTTGTTGCATTGATTGAATCTAACGAATCATCTGTTTCGATTAGTACACAAGAAGAAAATTGGCGCTGGGGTGTTCGTAGACCAGCCATGATAGGTGTAGGCAGGGAAATCTCGAACGTAGATACTGCATCGTAAAATTCCTTTACGTATTTGAGACGAGTTTCTTTAGGATAGCGACGGAAAAGGGTCATCGCGATAAGCATGATTGCCATCTGTGGAGTTTCATAGAACTCACTAGTGACGCGATTCTTTACAAGGTACTTACCACGAAATTGCTCCATACCAGCATAGACGATGTGGAAATCGCGATCATGGTTGATTTGCTTATTGAGCCAATGTAGATCATCTACTGTGTAGAAGTCCAGGATTTCCTTATCGTAATAGCCTTTATGCATTACATTTTCAACATGTATGCCAAAATGAATTGGATCTGGTTGACCGTACACTTCCTTGCGGAGATTGTAGTTGATCAAACGAGATGCAACATACTGATAGTTTGGATACTCTTCTGAAATCAATTCAGAAGCTGCCTTGATCAGAGTCTCATGAATATCTGTAGATTTGATCTTATCATAGAACTGAACTCGGGACTTCAATTCGATTTCGCTGGCAGAAACGTTATTAAGATCTTCGCAAGCCCAAGCCACCACACGGTGGAACTTGTTCAAATCTAGCGGTTCGAGTTTGCCGTCTCTTTTTGTTACTCTGATCATTTATTATTATCTTTCTGTTAGAAACTTGAAAACGAGAGTCAATTCGTTCCAAGCGGAAGTCGCAACTTCTCTGTGTTCCTTCTGTGTTCCGTTTTCCATACGCAACTCGCAGTAATGAATCCAGGAACGAAGAGTTCCGTTCATATACATTCTAGATTTAGTCAAACCCTCAGGAAGAACTGCTCGAGCTTGTTCTTTGGCAATACCGTTTTCGATAGCCCAGCAGTAGGCATGTTCAACTAAAGCAATAATGTCTTCTTGTAAATGATCCCAGTTGTTTTTCAACTCGCTGTTATCAGTTTCAATACTGTTCTGTCGATTCTTCGTATCTTGAAGTCGAGCTTCTCGAGTTACGAACCCAAGATCCTTTGTAGGATCAGCATACCGTTGTGAAAATTCTTGAAACGAGAATGAACGATGACGTAAAATCTGTCGAGCAATGTCACGAGTGGTATCTATCTCCATAACTACGTTAACCATCTCGAAAATCGAGAAGTGTTTGTTCTTGATACAATATCTAAGCAGCTTTTCTGATGTCTCTGTATTCATCTGGTTTGATGGATTAGAGACTCGTGCCGCGTAGGCAATAAACTGATCTGCCGAACCAACGCCATCAATAAGAGGATTGGTAATAGCAACTATCTTTGCTGTGTTCATTCATCTTCGCCTTCAATACGGAATCCATCTTCATCCCAAAAACCAAAATTACGCATAGACTCCGAGAGTGCTTCGATACAATCATCACCTTCAACCAATTGATTAGTGTAATATACCAACGTATCAATTATATTAGCGGCTTCTTCGCATGTATCGTCAATATTGTACCAACCGTCTTTATTCTTAGCATACGCTCTAAGGCGTTTTTGAATAGTCATTTAGGGAATAACCTCCATGCTTTAACCCAAGTGCGATGCATTTCATCTTCCTTTACAATCTCTTCAGCCAACTCTTTTGAATGTGTCGTACAGACAACACACTTGAAATCTGATTGATCTTGAGCAATCGACCAATATTCTAGGACAACGTACTCAACTGCCCATTCGAGACCCTCTGGTGGTTTTTTGTAATAAACCAGACGACCCATTACGCTTTGCTCCACATATTCAATGCCAGCTTGGCTCGCAGGTCATTATACGTATGAGTGTCAATAATGTATCGAACAAAATCAGTACTGAGACCTGCCAAGATCATGTCATTCACATCCTTATGCTCAAGGTTAGTTGGCCAGATACAAACATTATACCCGTTAATGATAGCCTTGTCAAGCTTTTTCTTTGTCTCGATTGATCTTGGTTCGTTATCGTATACAACTACCAGATTCTTCTTAGGAAGATCTTTCACTGTTGAAACAAGATCGCCACCAGCAGTAGCAATACTGTTCGGCACAAACATAGAGTCAATCGGACCCTCGAACACGTATGTTTTCTTATTGAAATCAACTGAGTCTAGACCATACACCTTGGGTGTTGTTTCATCGTTGACAATAGTTATATAGCGTGTCTTACTTTTACTATCAAGAGCTCGACCCTGAAACGCATGCATGTTCTTTTCTGTATCAAAGAACGGAATCAGTAGCCTAGGCTCATCATAGAGCAAAGAAATGTCATCAAACTTACCTGGAATGATCTCGTTCGCCCAAGTAAAGAACTTGGGGCAAAAGAAAATCTTTGCATGATATGGATTGGGGATTTGGCGATTTGATACAAAAACTTTACAGGGATGATCAGCACTCAGCTGACTTACCTTCTTCAAACCCTTTAGAGGACCAGACTGTAAGAATACAGGCTTTTTCATCTTCTCGACGAAGTCTTCGAGTTCTTTCTGCTGAGGAGACTTCTCATCCTTCAGCTTCTCAAGGCTAAACTCAGAATACAGCTGAAAGTCTAGGTTCTTTAGAAAGTTATTGAAATTGTAAGTGATATCGCAATTGTGGCAATGAAACATTGTGTTACCTTTCTTGGTATACACATAGCCACGAGCTCTTTTCTTGTCTGACTCTGAGTCGCCACAGAATGGGCAAGAAAAGCAGTAGAGCGTTGATGATTTGCGCTTATAGTTTCGAAGTCGATTCGATACTAAACCGATGTACTTTGTTTCTAACCAGTGCATTTCCCATATCCATTATCATCATCACATTACTGATTATACCGGAATTCTGGGAAAAAGCAAGAACTATTTTAGTGTATGAACTTATTCAACAAAATAGGAACTGCCCAACTTACTATTGTAGCAGCGCCGACAGCCATCCACATTGTTTTTTGAATCGCTTCAATCTTCACATTCTGTTCGTTGTGCTGTCTAGTAGAACTTTCGCGAATCAGCCCGGTTTCGGTTCTGATTGTGTCATAAACATCTTTCAAAATGTTATCAACTTCAGATCTACGCTTCTCCATTGAAGCAACGATGTTGTCTGCGTTTTTTTCCTGCTGACCAAGTCTGTGCTCGTGAACAGCAAGCATTTTTGAAAGATCAGAGGCAACTACGGCTAATCTCTGAATCGCATCGTCAATTTTGTCTATACGATCTTCTGACATTATTTGATCGCCTTTCTCTTTAACATAGGAAAAAGCTGACGAAGTTTTTTTTTCTTCGGTTTACCAGGTGGTTCACCTTCTTTACCAACGCCAAGCGCAGCGTTACTACCACTTCCTACATTATTAAAAGCCGGAACCGATGCCGTATCTTCTTCGATCTTTTTATCCATTATTGATTTTCCGTAATGCTGAAACTATAATGATGTCAAGCGGGATTCCATCGGTGTAAACTTTCTTGTGTTCGCCAACGTTATTTATAACTTCAGGTAGTGCATTGATCATAATCAAAAAGGGTTTGATATGATGGAACTGTTTCTCGGCTTTTAGAAACAGAATCTTAGCAAGATGAACATTGAAACAATTGTGGAGAGTGATGATATGGTTGAGAATCAACCGCTCCTTCAACTCTCCAGTTTCTTTGTATCTTGTAATCAACTTCTTGATGTACTTTATTCTGTCAAGATCTTCCATAAACTCGTCTGTAGAAGTCATACCAGGATTGTCATACACTTTCGCGCAATAAATCAAAAAGTTCTCATCAGTCAAATGTTCATTCATTATAACTCAATTCTTAAGCCCAAGATCCTATTGTAGCATTAGAGGATGCATTACCAACTGGCCAAACCTCCATAGCCGCTCCAGCTTGAAGTACAGTTGCTGCTCCAAGAGTTCCATTCGAGTGAGTGAATGCAATCTGCGGATTCAGGGTGCCTCCTGTTATAATATCAAGAGTTCCGTCAATAACGAACGAATACCAAGTAGCACCAGTATTTGAGTTTGTGATCGTATATGTTGTAGTGAAACCTGTGTTGACACTCTGGCTCACCTGGTATGCTGGCATAACAGTAGGCTGTGAAGTATTTGACGCGCATGGATTCGCGATGTAGTAGCTGCGCCCGATGTTTGCCGTCGCAGTAGCATTAGTGATGGCAAACTTTAGAGCGCCGGTGCTTGATAATGAAGTATTCGACTTATATACTGTACCATAGATCTTATAACGATATTTTGTATCTGAAGCCAATGTAACGCCAACACCAAACAAAGTTTGTGGAGTGTTAGCTGTTGACAACGATCTGTCTGCTTCATTGCTATAAACCATCATCTGAGGAACAGAATTCGACCAATAAGCCGAAGAACCATTTGAAGTTAGGAATTGACCCGCAGTTCCAACAGAACCATTGGCAATAATACCTGCGGTAGAACCGATGGTCAGATTAGCATTGTGTGTATGGACACCAGTTAGAGTATAAGCTCCAGCAGTATTGACATATGAGGCTGCAGCAACTCCGCCAAGATAAGAAGCATTGTTGGCTGATAGAGTCGCAACGTTAGCTGTTAGACCAGCCATAGTTTGATACAATGCTGCAGCATTAGCTACCGCATTACTGTATGCAGTTGCAGAGTTACCACTGATCCAGGAAACAATATTTGCCAAGGTTCCAGATGAGTTACCATGGTAAGTTGCAGCGTTCGCAGTCAATGTTACTACATTAGCTGATAAACCAGCCATAGTTTGATATAGAGCGGCAGAGTTAGCTACTGCATTTGAATATGCAGTTGCAGCATTTCCGCTGATCCATGATGCTATGTTAGCAATAGTACCTGAGGAATTACCGAGATAAGTTGTGGAATTCGAAGTCAATACAGCAACGTTTGCTGCCAATCCAGATAATGTTTGATAACTTGAAAGATTTGCAGTGAAGTTTGCGCCTGTTACGTAGTTAGCAAGATTTGCAATAAGTTGCGCATTTGATACAACATTTGCAGCAGGAAGTGTTCCGATATAACTTGCGGCATTGGCAGCAAGCAATACTACATTGGCTGATAGACCAGCCGATGTTTGATAGTTGGCTAGGTTTCCACTCAGCTGTGTTGAACTTACGTAGCCGGCAAGATTACCACTCAACTGTGCGCTTGTTACAACGTTAGATGCCGGAATCGAACCAATAAAGTTAGCGGAATTCGAAGTCAACACTATAACATTGGCAGCAAGACCAACCAGTGTTTGGTAAGACACTAGATTTGATTGTAGTTGACCATTTGATACAACGTTTGATGCAGAGATTGAACCAACAAACGAAGTGTTATTTGAAGTCAATGTTGCTACGTTAGCTGAAAGACCAGCTGTTGTTTGATATGTTCCGGAGAAACTAGATACAGCGTTTGTGTACGCAGTTGCAGAGTTGCCTGTAATCCAAGAAACAATATTAGCCAGAGTTCCAGATGAGTTACCAAGATAAGTTGCTGCATTTGCCGTCAACAATACAACATTTGCTGCAAGACCAGAAAGTGATTGATAGTTTGCAAGATTGGCTTGTAACTGAGCATTCGATACAACATTTGCTGCAGCAATAGAACCAACGAAAGCAACGTTATTTGCAGTTCCAATGATGGTATTTGTTACTGTTAGATTATCGATGAACCAACCGGAAGCATTAGCTGAGCCGATTTTATTATTTGCAGTAGTTCCGCCAGCAAAGAACTTGATTTGTTTGGAAACGGTTTGTGTGCCAATGCCAAGATCACCACCATTGATATACAGATAACCGTCATTTGGACCAGTGATGCTAAAATCATTATTGGCATAGTTACTTGAGTTAATACCGAGGTCGATGTAGTTGTTTGAATCGGTACCAATATCATTTACGGCAACAAAATCTGCAGAAGCTTGAGTTCCGCTATTATGATTTTGTTCAACAATCTGATTATAGCTATTGATATTGCAATCAGCCTGGATTGTAGCATTTGGATAGTCGTAACCAGCGTACGCAGCACCGGCATGAAGTTGAGCGGTGAAGTTACCGTTTGATGCTGAAACTGCATTGGCAGTTATATTCTGAGTAATAAGATTCGTATTACCAGTGGTCCAAGCATTATTCGATAGGTTATACAAGAAGCTTACGTAATAAGCAGAAGCTGTATTACCAAGAGTGAAACCACCAGTATCAATTTGAGCGCTATTGGTTGAGTTATAAGCTAACTGGATTACAGCGTTGGAGATTGAAGCGGAGTTGGCGATTGTTGAGTTGCCAGTAACAACCAGATTCTGAACTGTGATTGTTTTGAACTGAACGTTTGAGGTCGTACCGATACTTTGTGGTAGACTTAGAGTTACGTTTTGACCGACATTAGCAACAATGACCTGATTAGCAGTACCTGATACTGTAAGAACTGCAGTAGAGTCGATACCAACAATACCAACATTAGCAGACTGAGTTAGACCAGTTCCTACATTGATTTTTGTTACGGCAGAAGTATTGCTGAACGCTGTATTCTGATATGTATTATCGGAGAATCTAATACCAGCATTGGATGGTAATGTTATACCATTTGCTGTTACTGACATGGATAGTGTTTTTACACTATTTCCTGATGGCGCGTTATAAAACTTAGTTGTAGAACCTTGAGTACCATCAGTGAAGTTATCAAGAGCAACAAACTCAATTGTTGTTGGAACTAGAGCACCAACTGTAGCAAATTGAGTAGTATCGTTTATGTAACCAGCGCCTGCAATTCTGAACAATACATCGTTAGCTTGTGATGCAGTTGCTGCATTAGCATTACCACGACCAGAACGACCAATCAATTGAACGGTTGTATTACCAGAGCCAAAGTTATCTAACGTGACACGAGTGGTTGTATTCGCGTTACCGGTGATGTGTAACATACCACCAGGATTTCTTACAGGTTTATAACTACCATCAGCTGAACCAATAACACTCAATGCACCGATATCATTTGATGGTATTGTTGACGGCGGATTGATTTGAACTCGACCTTCGCGAGTAACCCCAAATATTTGTGTATTTGTAGTCGGATTGTTCATAACAACCGGTCTATTGATTACCAAGTTACCAGTAGCTAACGTAGAACCAATATAGAAAACGGCATTTGAATCTGTTAGAGTAATGGCATTATTCTGAAGTAGGAAGTTACCTACACGAAATCCTGCATTAGATTGCGCCGCTGTGTTGGATGATTCAGCGATATAGAATACGCCATTACCAACAGTAAGTGTTTGATCTGGGTAAGATGGATTTTGATCGGCAAATACAACAGAGTTACCACCAACCCATAAAGCTTCCCAACGCATCGATGAATTGCCGAGAGTATAGACATTATTTGATGTTGGGATAATATCACCGGGAGCTCTAAGCTCCCCATTCGCCTGAAAAGTCCAGGCGTAAGAATTGTTACCTGTGCGAATAGTTACGCTGTTCTGTGAAGAAATGTTAGCGGTTGTAAGCGAAGCAAACGTAACGTTATTCGTACTGTTTAGCTGCTGGTTGTAAACCGAAGCGCCGGAAATAACGCCATTAGAGATAGTGATAGTAGTGCCATCAACTTTTACCACACCGAGTTGTGTAGTGGTAGCTACCGGAATGATATTCGATGATATCAAACTGTTAGCAAAGTTTGCCGCAGTAATGGTTTTTGTATTAGCTGCACTCGATGGATTTGATAAGATCACTACCCTGTCATTCGCAGACAGGGTAGTTGTTACCGCTAACTCACTTACTTTTTTAGCGTCATTCGCCATAAGAAATACTCCTAGTTTTTAGTAGTATTTATTATGATTCGTGGAATACGATATCGTCGTTGCCGTCAGCAGTTGTTGCCGGAGTACCATAAGAGGCAGTCTGCGCACCAAGTGAACCCATAGCTACAATAGTTTCGTAGTGAACACGACCAGCGCGACCGCCAGTACCTTCTCTTCTTAGAACCCAACCAGCATGTGCAACACCACCATTCTTTGCTCCGCGCGCGATAACAATACCAGTTGCTGTATCACCGGTCAATGTATGGGTTTCGCCAGCTACTGCAACAGTCGTTGCGATATCCACGTTTGCACCACCAAGAGTTGTTGACAGAGCAAGAGCAGTAGTGTTAGCAAACGTTACGTAGTAAAAAGTATTACCCGTCAGATTAGGAATAGCTGTATTACCAGCTGGTACACCATAATACAGTCTGTCACCAGCCTGGAAGCGAGAGTTGGCTGTCGCCAGAAGTATAGTGTCTGTCGTATTGCTTACGCCAGTTGTGTTAGCTGTAATATTTAGAGCAGATGGTGCTGAGATAGCAATTGTCGGATCGTTGATATATCCAGTACCATTCGCAGTGATATTGATTGCAGTGATCTTACCACCGTAACCGGCAGTTGTATTAGCAAATGCGTTTGCAGCTGCAGATGATCCGCCGTTTGTTACGGTGAAAGTTACAGTTGCGTTTGCGCTGTAACCAGTTCCGCCATATGTTACTCTAGCAAGACCAATTGGTCCGCTGCTTAATCCCATTTCAGTTGCGTCAACACCAAATACGCCGACAGCCTGACCTGTCAAGAATGCATTTGGTGTTGTGTTTATATACATCTGAGAGTCGACGTTCGCGCGTGATCCAGAAGTGTTAGCTAAGTGAGCGTTTGCTCCACCGCCAAGTTTTACAGCTGTGTAGGTGCCGATAGGAGCACCGTTTGATGTTTCAACGTTTGCTGACGCTGAAACGGATTGGTCGTTTCTACCCCATTGTGGCATTTTTGAACTCCTTGATGTAAGTTTTTTCTATTTATAAGGTTTTGATATTAGAAGTGTTTGCTCATAGCCGATCTCATGGAGTCACGATTTGCATGTAGTTTGTTGGCGAAATCATCTTTCTCCTGAGTTGTTTTCATAGAGTTATGAGTCATCACCATGTGTCTGGCTAGATGTCTACCGACCTTGGTCTTAGATCCATCTTTGTGCTCGTAATGAGGCTCTCTACCTTCAATAGAGTGAGCGATCTTCTCAAGCTGCTGCATTGGATGCTTGTGAGTATCATCAACTTCAGCTTCCTGACCTGCTGGTAGAGGATTCTTTCTTGGACGACCGCGACCTTCTTCAATCTCAACTTCTTCCTTGTGAAGTTTGATCTGTGACTTTGGAAGTGTTACAGAATTGGATCTATTGTTGTAGTCGACAGTATATTTCTTTTCGGACTTTTTGTGAAGACCATGGTCTATTTCGCCTACGTTACCAATAACTCCGTGATAATCCTTGCCCGGAGCATGCACCTTTACTCTAGAGCCTATCTTGATAGCCTCCTGGAGATCAACTTCTTCCTTACGAAGCTTCTTCTCATCAGAGATTGTATAATCAGCTGTTGAGTTTTTTGTATTGAAACCGCTCTGGTCCTGATTAGCTCCGCGAGTTGGAGCTGAAGTAGCAGTTGTAGGCGCAGATGATTTCTTTACGGCTTCATCGATTTCCGTTTGAAAAGAACTTGCAATATCCGCAATACGAGCTAGCTCTTCTTCAGAGAACTCAACTTCTTCTTTAGCAAGACGGTCGGCTGCTTTAACAATACCCATTTGACGATTTTGCATTTTATTTAATATTTTATCTCTAGCGTCTGGGTGCGTTTTTGTGATTTGACCAAGATGTTCTAAATCTCTAGGAGAACCAGAACTTGTCGCAGCTTTCTTGACATACGAAGCAAGAGTTGACCTCTTCAGCTCATCAAGTTGGTCAACTTCTTCGCCCATTTCTTTCTTGGACATACCAGCAGCTTTGACTTTTACATCCTTAGAGCCGATAGACTTCTTTAGAGCCAGGTCCATACCTGCTTTGCGCTGCCCACCCTTTGTTGGGTCCATTCTTTCAGATTTAGCTGAATGCATGTAACGTTGAAGTGTGTCCTTCGAAACTTCTTCAATGCCTTCAACTTCTTCTTTAATACCATATGGGTGTTCTTTGAATATCTTTTCGGATTTAGCTGCTAATGATTTACCTGCGATAGTGCTACCATTTCTGCTCTGAATGAGTTTATCTTCAATAGAAGCAGAATGCTGCATATGTGCGTTGTATGCTTTTTTATCGCCAGCTTTACGAGCGTATTCAGCGGCAGATCTATGCTTGTCTTGAAGTTTATAAGCGTCTTTTACAGACATTGTATTTTCAATAAGATCCTCAACTTCTTCTTCCTTAACCACACCGCGACCGACTAACACATCCTTGTGCGTGATCTTGTCCTTTGGTGAAGCTAGAGCAGCAAGCTTCTTTTCTTTTTCAGTTTTGGGTTCAGTTCCGGACTTTGTTTCTTCCTTTACTGCCTTCTTCTTGCCCTTTGCTGCGGCATCATCATCATTTTGCTTGTCGTCGGTTTCCGGATCAAGATCAACAGCAGTCTTACCGCCTGTCATCTTCTTTGGATCCTTTTCGTCTTCGTCTTTCTTCTCGACGATTTGACGAACTGCGTCGATAAGGCTCTTAGGAAGCCCAAAGTTTGGTAGTGACATGGTTGGTTTTTCCTCTACGATTTTTGTTTTGATTTGACCGGTTTTACTCAAAGTGGATTTTTCTGATGTAGGTTTGGCGCCATCCATACGAGCAACGTTCTCGATCTTTTCGCGCTTCTCTGTATTGGTTTCTTCTCTCAATTTTACGCCGTGATAATCTTGATCATCGCCTACTCTAGATTGTATGTAAGGACCATTTGATTCCATATGTTTCTTTGCTTTTTGAACCAAGTCGGGATGTTTCTTTTTTAGTTCTCTATAATGATCTTGGTGCTCTTTTTTCCACTCGGATCCTGCATGAACGTCCTTTGGCATATACACTGGTGATGCTGGGGAAAACAAATGGTGAGCTTCTTTTGGATTGTGCTTTAATGCATGATTAAGTTTTGCAGTCATCCATTCTTTAGCTTTATTACCTTCCGGATATTTTGGTAAATCTTTTTGATCGGACTTTTTACCGAAACCAAATATTTCGTTGATGGTTTCTTCGCCCAGAGTGTCAACCTTTTTTCCATCAACGTACAGATTGTGTCTGATCTTTCTGTTCGGATTCAGTTTTGTGATAGTCTCGTGTTTCTTTCTGGCTTCTTCTTCCGAAGCGTGATAGCTCTTCGCATCGTGCATTCCGCTCTCGCTTCCGTCTTTCTTGAGAGAAACAAGCACAGCTGATTTTTTTGCGTCCGAAGCAGCAGATCTTTGTTTTCTAATATCGCTGGCAGCATTTTTCCAACCCTTGATTGCTTCTTCGAGCTTATGTTCAATCACTGCTCTGTGTTTTGGACGTTCGACCTTGATGCCTCTTTTAGCAAGTTCTTTTCTTGCTTTCAATTCGTTATCAATCTGATCAGCAAAACCTGGGTGACTGTATGTCAGCTTTTTATTATTCGGATTGGTAATACTGGCGTGAGCTCTTTGATGAATACCTCTGATGGTTTCGGTATCAACATTAGGTCCGATATTAGCTTCAACAACCGTATCTTCGTGTAAACCTTTGTATTCAATAGACTTCACACTATGAACACCGAAGTTTTTTGCAGCATAACGAGCGGCTTTATCTCTTGCTGTTCTTGTATCATGCGCCGGAACCGTCAACTTGATTTTAGTTCCCTTGGGCTTGGCGCCAATAGGTTCTACAGTTTTATCATCAACCATTTTACCAAGTCTCGTATCATCCGCATGTAGATGAACGTGAAACACATGTTTGGATTCGGTCATAGTTTCTTCTTTCAGAGAATGTTGATGTTGTTGAACAAAATATTCTGCAGCATCTTTTGAATTGTTATGGTATCTGTTATGCCTATTAAATTGTAGACCGTTCGCATCGCTATGAATAGCGTATTTTGTAATATCTTTTCTAGACGCAACGTAACGCTTACCGGGAATTTTAGTGTCTTTATAAGCACTGGAAGGTTCTAGCGTAGCTACTTTTTTGCCTTTATGATGGATATCGTAAGTCGGCTTACCATCCGGATGAGCGGTAGTTGATTTCTTGCCAGTCTTTACTAGTTTATAATCGGGATGTATTTCTTCCTGCAATTCTTCAGACATTTTCATCGTTTCATTTCGACGCTGTTTAGCTTCTCTATTACGTTTCTCAACTTCATCTTCGCGTTTCTCTGCACTGTCAGCAACAGCTTTTTTAGATGCAAGTTCGTGCGATTGAGCTCTATGCGCTCCGATATTCAATCCGCTTTTATTACTAGAAGATGATGTGTGTCTAAAAACACTTCCACCAGAGCCAACTGGTTTACCTTGGCTTACAATGCCTTCTAGGATAGACTTGATGTCTCTCATTTACCTGTAGCTTTCAGCATCCAGCCATGTTTTGAATGAATGTCAATACGGTCCTGCATGAAGTTAGAAAGACCTGGTTTATTTTCTTTTTCAGCCAGAACGTATGCCTTTGTCAATTCCGCGATAACCTTCTGATTATCTGATTCCAACTCAGAGAACATTGCTCTTGCATTTGGAATATTGATTTGATCATCAACAACCGAAAGCTGGGAAAAACGACCGAGGCTACCAGGAGCGTAAGCATCAAGTGCTCTAATGTGTTCAGCAATAGCATCTACAGCCTCCCAAACTTCGTTATACAGTCCATCAAGAAAGGAATGATACTGAGGAAAGTTAGGACCCTCAATATTCCAATGAAAATTGTGAGCCTTCAGATAAAAAGCGAAAGAGGACGCTAGGACCACTTTCATTTGCTGAACAAGCTGATCCATTACTTCTTTGCCTTTTTACCGATTATCTTGGTCTTCACAGATTCGATTTCAGCAACTACAGCTTCTTCGATTTTCTTTTCGACTTCAACAACCGCTTCTTCCGCTTTCTTTTCGACAGTATCAACAACTTCAGCCGCAGCAGCTGCAGCTTTTTCTTCGAAAGCTTGAAGATCTCTTTTTGCAAGATCCCAAACTGCACTATCTTTCGCGATAATAGCAGCTTCTTTCTTCAGAAACCATCTCTGTCCGAGCCAAACAATGATACCTACGACAACAACAATACCAAGATATTCCATTTTATCCTCCATTTCCGCCACCACCTGAGCTTCCGCTCTTTCCGGGTGGATGTTTTTCTATTTTACCAGATGCCATTCTAATCGCCACCATTGGCGTAGAAACTTCTTTACGTTTACCAGTTGTTCCAGCTGGAACGCTTAGTTCGTTTAGTCTGAATACATGCGTCACATATGATCTGTTCTTACTAGCTCTACTCTTTTGTTCGCGATCGCGACTACCAGACTGCGAAGCCAGTTTGAAATGACCTTTCTTAACCAAGTTGTGAGCTGCTTCCAACTCTCTGTTTTTTCTTGGGTTGTGACTTATTTCATGAGTCACTGATACCATTTTTTGCGGATGACCGTGAGCTCTATCAAACAAATCTTTTTCTGTCTTATTTAACGCGGCTTCTTTTATGTAGTTTTTGTATGATTTCATACTAACAATTCCACTTTCTCAATGCTTTATTGATGCGGGAATCTGGATCGTGCGCAGTTTTGGCGCTAGTCAATCTCTTTTTCATACCACCCATGCGAGCACAAAATGATTTACGACGGCTGTGCGCTTTAGTGCCCTTCTTGAGTTTAGAAGGTTTGGTAGTTACTGGCGCTTGAAGATGGCTTCCGGTAGTTCTGTTGTAATGATCTCTACCTTTCTGACTCAAACCGCCATTCGGGTTTTGATATTCGTTTTCGTCGATGTCTTTTTTCTTACCGCAAGTGCAGACACCACCACACTCATAAAGAACTTCCTCGATAACTTTCTTTACGATTCTTTTTGATGACTGACCTGGAGTGTCTTTCTTATAAGTGTCAACCAATTCTTTAGACCCTTCAAATCTAGAAGATGGCTTCATTTTATTTTTTGAATGAACCTCAGCATCTTCTTTCATATCTTTTGGTTTCTTGCCAGCCTTTTTCATAGAGATAGCGATTGCCGCTTGCTGCGCTGGAGAAACTGCTTCTGGAACGCAATCAGGAACCATTCTGTTTCCCTTCTTCTTCATACCAACTTTCTTGTATCCGTCCCAGCATGCCTCGTCGACGCTATCTTCTTTCATTGCAGCCATATTGTCAACAAGATTTGGATATGGGCGACCAGCTGCTCGCGCGCGTGCTTTCGCGCTCTTGACTTGAGAGCTTGACATACTTTTCCCTTTAGACGGGACTTCGTGATTCCAAGGTTTGTCTGACATTGATGGCTCCAGTTTTGATGTATTTATAAAAAACGATTGGCTATAGTTTTGCGCTCTAACGAGATTTCAATCTCTGAAACACTCTGCTCAACAAATCGTTGATCTCTTCGGTTACATTGGTTTTTTGTTTGACAGCTTTCGGTTTTCTAACTGGTTTCTTCATAGCTTTCATACGCTGTCTGCGCTCGACCTCGGCGCGAGCTTTGACGCCGATTGGGTCATTACGTTTAGCGTATTTACCAAGTGATATACCGGAAGTCTCAGGACCAATCTGAATGTCCATACCTTTACGAACATCATTGAACATCTCGCGCGCATGCTCGGGATGGACATGAGGAGGAATACCTTTCTTGAACTCACCGAATCTGTTTGTTATAGCGTGGGCGCGCATTTTTGAGGCTGACATACCTGTAACACCCTCAGCATCTGGATCGCGTTCGCCAGCCGAAACAACGTCAATTTTTTTGAAATTGAACTCTCCGTTCGGACCGTTATATCTATCTAACAGCTTCTTATATTCATCGACACGGTCAGAACCAGCGACCATGGTCGCATGAGTCACACCTTGTTTATGAAGCTTTTTCAGCTGTTCGATGAACGTGGGAGCATCGTCATCTGCCGCAGTGATGTTAGCTCCTGGAAAAAATCTCTTGGCGTGTTTCAGTTTCTGCTCCGGAGTCAGAGGATTCTTCTCTGGATCCTGTGAGCTAGAGATAACGATAGAATGACCTGCTTTCTTAGCAGCTGCTAGTTCCCTGACTTTATCAACTAGAGCTCCGTGACCGACGGTCGGAGGATTCATTCTACCAAAGGCGAACACATGTTCCTTATCGCCTTCTTCTGTCGGAGTGGCGTCCGGTTCGCCTTTACCTCTGTTGTTAGCGAAATTGAGTCTGCTGAACTCGGCTCTATCAACCAGCTTCGTAGGTTTACCGTCTCTAATTGAAACAAACCCTTCAGGCTTGACCTGTTTACCGCCGACGGTATTTTCAAACTCTGTAGGGTTGCCTAGAGCTTTTACCAGAATGTCTTTCGCGGCTTGTAAATGATGATGAAGATCGAAAGCTGACTTGTATTTTTCTTCGTTTGTTTTCAGGTCGTCTATGAGTTCGTTGTATGCGCCAGCTTTCTTTTCTTTGGCTGCTTCTGTCTTCAGTTTCTCTGTTTCTTTGTTTCGTTTGTCTTCAAGAAACTTCATGTAATCTTTTACGTTAGGTGTAGTTCCGTCTCTAACGGTTTGATTGATGTATGGTTTGATGAATGTATCGTGTTTGCTTAGAGATTCTAGAACGTCAGTACCTGTATTTCTGTATGCTTCATCAGCAGCTTCTCTATGTTTAGCGTATTCAGCTTGCATAGCTTTGGTGTATTTTGACTTGCTTGTATCGTTGACTTCTGGATTGACTAGGTTTACGTCTGGGTCTTGTTTGAACTTTGAATGATCAACATCGAATCCTGCCTTCATATCGGCAAGATTCTTTCCTTTGTATTTCGTATGAACAACAAATCCTATCTGAGAAGCTGCTATCTTTCTACCTTGCGCACTGTCTTTATCGGCTGAATATGTAATCGTATTAGGAGCAAACTTGTACTTACCACCCTCGTCTTCAATGTCTGGTTTGTCGTAAAGGAAGTCGCCTTGATACACACCACCTTCTTTTGGCATAATCTTTTGAAGATGCGCAAGAGCCACTTTCAACTTAGCAACAAGACCAGGAGCGTGACCGTGGTTCTGCTCGATGTCTTTATCGGTGTAGTTGATTTTTGGATTTTTGTTGAATGCTGACTTCGAGGCTACAAAAAACTTACCATTCTCTGGGTTGATACCGAACACAATTGAAGGCGAACCATCGTACTTGGTTGTAATCTTCGACTTAGACTTACCACCTGTAAGAAGGCTGTGAAGATCATCTAGGTTGTCGGCAGCATGCGCAACACCAGCATCGCCTCCATGAATGATATGATCCTCGGCATGTTCTAGATGCTTGAGCTTATCGACATCGAGGGATTCGATCAAAAACGTAGAGAATGTTATCATTTTTATACCTTTACGATCAACCCACCAGAGGGAACTTTGTCCGTAACGACTATTCTTCCGGCTGAATCTCCTTTTGATGGTGATTTTCCGTAAATTTTAGGCGTTCCTTTATTGTCCTTAGCAGTCGGATCGAATCTTTGATCTTCTCTTCTCGCTCTAAGGCGGAAAAACAACTTATGTGTTTTAGCGTAATCATTACTTTCGTGAAACTCGCCGTTCAACAATTGCAATTTATTATTTTTTTCGTCGTAATTTGAAGATACGTCCATAGCTCCGATATACATATAATCTATTGGACCGCCCATGAGTTTGTTTCCGACGACAATTTTGGTTTTTGATTGACTGGCTATTTCGCCGAATACGTCGGGAACTTTGTCTCCCGGTTTTAATTTTTTAATATTCGTCAGAGCGTTGAACGCTTCTTTTAAAAATTTTTCAGTTAAACCTGGAACAGCCAATTCAAGACCTTTAAGACCGCCGCCAGCAAGAGAAGGCGCTGAAGGACCTTTACAAGAAAGATTAATCTGTTTTTTATCGTAAGTCATCAAAATAACGTCGGTGTAAGGTTCTGAACCTCCAGCTTGTCTTCCTGAAAATTTTTCAGCGTCTACAACGCCCTCTATTATAATTTTCCCGGCGATCACTGTAACTGGATTATTTTTGTTCTTTTTTACTGCATCTTTGATAGCTTTTATCAAACCAGTTTCTTGTCTTTCTGCAGACTCTCCAGCCATTATTGTCTCGCCTTTTCGTTGATGGTCTTTCATCTTATTTATAAACAAAAAAAGGGTTGGACCTTCCGATCCAACCCCTCTTTTTTTCGCAGTAATGTCGAGCGGAACCCCACCGTGCTCCCGACTGTTCCTTCGGTATTACCCTCTGTGCCTCATTGCGTCTAGATTCGCATAGAACTGCCTTGATTTTATTTAGTCCAAATACGCGACTTTTTTTTTCGGCTCAGAAAAATATTTTTCAAGCATGAATGCTGGAGTCCAACCATCAAATCCATACCCACGATTGAAATTGGTCTTAGCAACCTGAGCGTCTTGAGCCGTCTTATATGTCCCAATCACTTGTTCGGTTCGAGTTTCTAGTAGATCCCAAGCCTCACCGCTCTTCATAATCTTGTAATTCATCATGCAAATCCTTCAAAATCTTTCTTACCAAACTTAGATTTCTTTTTATAGAAATCGCTATCTCGTTCGCCGAAGTCAGTTTTGTCCATCACGGGACGATCATCAACCAACCCTTCCTGAGCATCCTGTTCAACGTCGAACAATTTCATCTTAGACCGATCGATACCAACAACAAACCTACGATACGATGCAGGATCGTTGTATCGGTTCTTCAGCTGCTTGACCATAATCTGACCGAGACCTTCTAGCTCCTCGGACGTAATAAGAGCAAACATGAAGTCAGCTGTCGCTGGCAGACCAAACGACTCAGAAGTATCTTCAAGACCCACGTCGCTGTTACCGAAACCAGAACGAGTGGTCTGGGTTGCAGAAACGATCGGAACATTGAACTCAACTGCCAAGCCACGAAGCTCCTCAGCAATCGCCTTCACATACATGTAGGAGTTGACGTTGTTGCCGTACTTCATCCTAGAAGAAGCGCAGATGTTCAGATAGTCAACGTAGATTATCTCTGGGCTGAAGTTCTTTTTCAGCTTCAACTCATTGATCAGGTGACGGAAGTTAGCCGAACCAGCCGAAGCTGTAGGATACTCCTTGATGATCAGCTTACCAGTCGTCTTGTTCTTTACGCGTTCAAGCTTCCGGTCATAGGTTTCCTTGTTCATCTCACAGAGCTCATCCATGCTAACATTCATGAGATTGGCATCAATACGCTCGGCGATGCGTTCCTCAGCCATTTCCATAGTGATATACAGAACGTTCTTACCGTCAAGCAGATTGCCAGCCGCGCAGTGACACATGAACAAAGACTTACCCACACCCGTGCCCGCGAGCGCGATGTTCAGTGTCTTGTTTGGCAATCCACCCTTAGTGATACGGTTGAAGTAGTCTAGGTTGAACGGAACCCTAGATTCCTTGCGGTGATAAAACTCATAGCGAGAGTCAGCATCATCAAGGAAGTTGTGACCGATGTTTGTATCAAAACTGATTCCCAAAGCATCAGAAAGGATCTGGGGGATGCTACCCTTGTCCTTCTTCTGATCCTTGTTATCTAGAATCTGAATGGATTGCATGATCGCGTTATAGACTGAACGCTCCTGAACGAACTTCTCGGTCTTATCAACAATCCACTCAAGCTCGGTCTTAGGGTCGTAGTCTAGGCTCTCAATGTTACCGGCGATGGTCTTGACCTGATCGTCGTTGATCCCGTTCATACTAACGAGATCGATAGCGAGAGCTTCCTTAGTCGGGAAGCGATTATACTTCAGTACATAACCTTCAATGAGCTCGAAAAGAACCTTATCATCACGGTCTTGAAAATGCTCCTTCTTTAGGAATGGGATAACCTTTCTACCATAGTCCTCACGAAAGACTAGGTTACCGAATATGACTTGTTCAAAGCTGCTCAATCGTTATTCCCTTCTAGTTTTAGAATACCCAACACGTAATTCTCGGACATATCCTCTGCGTATCGCAGAGTATGATCAACCACTTCTCTGGTTCCCATCAGAACGTCATTCTCATAGAACTCCACGAGAAAACCGTTGTCATTTCTGTAAATCGTCGAGTGTCGCACGTCTCCAGTCTCGCTCGAAATCGTGGTTTTGATACATTCATTCGTCATCGCGAATCATCTCTCCTTGCCCAAGCGAATACTTTTCCTTGATCCATTCTGCGAACCTAGTCTCTTCAAGGATTGCCTTCCAGAAATCGCTGTTATCAACGATGTCAGCAGCACGATAGTTCTTACCCATGATCTCACCAGTTTCCTGATCAACACGAGCGTACCAGCCTTGCTTTGGCTTGATGATGAACTGACCCTCTAGAGCCAGGTCAAGCATACCAGACCACCTATTGATACCTGAATCGAAACTCACAGTGATAGGAATCTTAGACTTTTCCTTGAGATAGCGAGACTTTTCAATGTTGATAACAAAGTGATAGCCGAGAAGCTCCTTGTCATCCTTGTCCTGCTGACGACCAATGATCCAGATGTTATCAGCCGAATAGTAGATACCGGTACCACCGCTGACGACTGCCTTAGAATACATCTCCTGTGTCATATAGACGTGATTGACCACGACCATAGGAATGTCCTTGAGAGTCAGGTGAGGAGTGACCATACGAAACAACGACTTCAGCTGCCTAGCACGAGTCATGTCAGCAGCAGAGCTCTGCTTCATCGCATCCTCAACTTCCTTCTTAGAAGCCAGGTTACCGACCGAATCAATGACAATCATGACTTTATCGTTACGCTTGATCTCACCCAACTGATGCATAACGTCAAACTTGAGCTGCTCGATGTCGGTGATTGGCGTATGAACCACAGATTCCAGCGGCACGCCGAATGAGGTAAAGTAAGATTCTGGTGTTCCGAACTCTGAGTCGTAGAACAAGATGATACCATCAGGATTCGCCTTCAAAAACGCAGAAGCCAGTAGCAAGCTGAATGCGGTCTTGAAGTGTTTCGACGGCGCAGCAAGAACCGTGAGCCCAGGAGTCAATCCGCCGTCAATCCTACCGGAAAGAGCGACGTTGATCATAGGAACTCGAGTAGGGATCATATCCTTCTTGCCGAAAATCTTTGAATCGGTCAAAGTTGCAGTAAAATCAATGGTGCTGTTTTTGATCAAACGATCTCGTAGTGACATATGTTTCTCCTTATTGGAACTTCATTATACCGTCAAAAGCAAGATTAGTCAAGTAGTAACTTATCCATCTTCTTGATGAATGCGTCAACGCTCTTAATACGATCCTTACCTGGCCACTGAATGATGTCCTTTTCGGGATTCTTCTTCAGATTCAAAAGCAGAGGCATAATCATATCTCGAAGCTGTTTGAGCTTCTCTTGATCAACAACCTTTTCAACCTTAGTGAAATCTTCTTCGTTCGCAAATGTGAAGCCGAAATCGTGTTCTTGCATCTTTATTTCCTTATGTTCTTAACTAAAGAATGACTCTAGGCTGCTACGCTGTTCCGTATCCCAGCCGATGATCTCTAGGATCGACTTGATGGGATCGAGGAATGCCTTTTCGAATTGCATATTATAATCGACATACCGATGGAGATCTAGTTCCTTGGGTAGGTCTTCGGCGACCGAGATCACCGTGTCGCCTAGAATGTTGGGCGTCTTGAGATAGGCGAACTTGATCTTATCGCCGTCGCCAATCAGAGGATATTTACGGGTCAAACCCTTACGGTTCAACAGATCGTTATACAGCAGAGCTCCCTTCACGTGAATGGGAGTCCCTTTGATGTAGATCGTCGAACGATCCTTATACTTATTGAGACCCTTCATACCACGCGGGAAAGCCACGTCTTCAAAAGGCAGCTGCATGAACCTTTCCTTGAAGTCAGCGATATATTTTTGAACCATCGCCTCATCGCCGTTCATGATGAGCTTGATGGCTTCCTTGATGCTAGACCTACAAGCTTTCGGAGTTGAAGACCTAACAGCCTCGATGCCTTGAATCTTCAGCTGAGGTTCGTTGTACTGCACGCCTTCAATGTTCCAGGCATTGAGAATATACATCTTCTTACCGCGCCAGATGCCCTTGTCCGCGATGGTCTCTCGCTTCATAAACATCTTTTGCTGGTACGCATTCATATAATCCGCAAGCTCTTCGTAGGACTTGTTGATAACTTTCTGAATCTTTTGCTCGCAGAAAGCGTCAATTGCCTTTACAATCTCAATAGTGTCGTCTGATTCAACCAGACGCGAGAGAGGCTCCATGTTGACGTAAATCGAATCAGTATCGGAAGCGATGACGTAGTCAACCTTATCCGTCTTGAGAACTCGGTTGAGATACTCGTTCATCTTGCGCTCGATCCAGCGGATAGAAAGCTGACCCGACATAGTGATCGCCTCAGCCATATCAAAGCTGAACCACCTGAAATATTCGTTACCCAGAGCGCCGTAGGCTGAGTTTAGCTGAATCTTTTTAGCAAGCTGCAGATTGTGATACCTAGAGATATCGTTACCGATCAGCCTACGCTCCTCGATCTTTTCCTTCGGCGTGTTCTCAAGCAGCTGCTTGGCTTCAAGCATCTTCTTCTTATATTCAACACGATCGTTATACATCTTTTCCATAAGCGCAGGCAGGAAACCCTGCTTGTCTTTCCGGAACTTTACGCCATTCGCTGCCACTGCGTGCGGACCTTCAATGACCGCATAACCTTCAACCAGAGACTCAACGACAGGAAAGAAAGGTTCCTTCTCGACGATCATCTCGGGGCTGATATTGTACTGCATGATGAGGTGAGGATAAAGGCTGTTCAGGTCGAAGGAAACGACCCACTTGCTCATACCGATCTTTGGTTCCTTGACGTAACCACCGACCAGATTATCGTAGTTCGCTGTCTTTTTGAACTGATGGATCACGATGTTACGATCAAGAAGATAGTTGTGAATGATCACATCCCATGGGCGAACGGTCGTCATCGTATCAGCGTAGTTGACTTTGGCATCATACGCGAAGGCAATCACCTGTTCGATGAACTTGAGCTTCTCCTCGAGCATATCGATCAGCGTAACGTCGTGCACGTTATAATCATAGAACTTCTGGGGATTTTGAACGTACAGCTCATTCAGAGAACCGTACTCGGAATAGTCGAGCTTCTTAGACCCGAGCTCTTTTTCTGCAATGTTATCGAGCCTATAGCTCTCCTGCATCTCAAATTTGAACTTTCTATAAAGATTCAGGTAGTCAAGAACGTTGACACCAGCAGGAGTGTACGTTTGGTTCTCTCGCCCGCGAACCTCAATCTTACGTTCCTCAAGGATACCCCAAGGCGAAAGCTTCTTGGCTTCGTTCTGACCCAAGACAACGTTGATTCGGTTGACCAGATAGGGAATGTCGAAGAACTCGATGTTCCAACCCGTCACGATATCCGGAAGGTAACGACCAGACTGCCAGATCTTCAGGAAGTTGCTAAGAAGGTGCCACTCATCCTTGCACTTGATGTAGTGAACGCCATCGGCTGGCGTGTAATCCTTCATACCAAACAACACCTTCTCACCCTTACGACTGAGAGTGATAGCGGTTACTTCCTTGTCTGCCTTTTCGATGTCGGGAAATCCGTCCGACGAATCAGTTTCGATGTCGATACCGATGATGTTGATCTGCGATGTGTCATACTTCATATCGCCATGAAACTTATCATGAATGAAGAGGTACTGGAAGTTCGTCAACCCGTAGATGTCGTAGTTCGAAACTTCCTCATACCTCTTGATGAAATCCCTCGCATCGGAAATCGATTCAAAATCCATCCTGTTGACAGGCTTGCCGGCGAGGGTCTTGTATTTTGTGTTGGTCTTTCCGTCCGAGGGAACGAACATGTATGGCTTGTAGTTGATTACGTCGGCGATCCGACGACCATCCTTGTAGCCACGGAGATAGACTTTATCCCCTCGCGAAAAAACATTGGTGTAGAAAAACATGCGCCACCTCTTTCATTCATCATATCAGTATAACCCGGATGGCGCGAAAAGTCAAACGAATATATGCAGTGCCTCGCTATAATGAGCCTGACGATCCGCAAGACCAATTGTGCCTCCGTTGATTTTCTTTGTGGCTGCTACCACGTCTCCTCTGTCGGCAATCTCATTCAATCCGTTCTTAGACCAGAACCAAGCAGCCGACATAGCGGCACCTTCTGGTGTTGAAAGATATTCGACAGCTTCTTCAACACTCATGCCCATATCGTTGGCAAAACGAGCGTAGTTGTCGTGTCCGGTTAGCTGAATCAAACCACGACCACGATAACGATACCCGTCACCACTTGACTCCGGACCGTTACCCATTCTGTTGGCGTAAACCCTGTTAGCGATCTTTTCAGGGTTTCTAGCATACGCATTCGGATCAACGTCCCTGAAATAGCGAGGGAACACTACCGGAAGACGTTCTGCTCTGTAGTTTAGATTCTCTTGAATCTGCGTAAGACCGCCAGACTCGTGACCCACCTGAGCCATAAACATGGCAATTCTGTCAGGAGTGTTAATCTGGAAATGTTGCAACGCATTGTTGAGCGGTTCGACGTAACGATCGATAACGTTCGCTGGCGTATGGTCAAAAAACTTGGCTAGTTGTTCTCTTGAAACAAGCATGATGTTCTCCTAACAAATAAGGGGAGCCGAAGCTCCCCATACTTATATTAGCGACACACGCGATGGTCTCTCATATTTTTAGCCAACGCTATAACGTCGGTTCTAGAGATACCCATGTCTCTCAACTCCAACTCAGACATTCGGTTGAGATCGTTCATTTCCTTGTTGAAGGAAATGGTGTTTCTAACCCACTCAACTGATCTACCAGCCAAACGAGTTATAAGGTTTGAAAACATTTTATTTACTCCGAAAGGAATTGCTTCTTTGTCTCTGCGGCTGAATCAACAGCATCAACGATATCGATCTTCTTTGGCTTCTTTGATTCAGGAATCACATGCTCCAGCCAAACTTTGAGCATACCATTGACGAGATTAGCGTTGTTGATCTCAATGTTATCTGCCAGAGTGAACTGGCGAGTAAATCCGCGATCAGCAATACCCTTGTGGAGATATGAAGTCGCGTAATCTCCGTTGGGGTCGCCAGAAATCTTACCCTTGATAAGAAGCTTGTTGTTTTCAAGAGTCAGCTCGATATCCTGCTTGGCGAAACCAGCAACAGCCATTTCGATGACGTACTTGTTTTCGTCAGTCTTCTTCAGG